TAGGTGTTAAAAAGAAATTATCTTTAGTTAACGCTCCTCCACAAGGCACGTTTACAACACTTGTGCCAAATGAAACTGCTGGTAAGCGTTTAACCGATGCCATCACGAATGTTGTTAATTTCTTTAAAGACCCAGAAGAGCGTATCAAGACTCGTATAGCGTTTGTTGATCCCAATTCGGGACTAGCAAGAAGCTTAAAAGACAGTCCAATTTACGATGCCAATGGCATTTTACGTGCTGATTTGTTGGCTAGAGGTAAGGCTCAGACCATCAACATCATCCGCAATGGTTTGCAAACGGGAATTCCCATCATTAATTCTGATGGATCCGTCATCATCCAACGAGATGACGTAAACAACCTGGCTAACAGCCAGGCAATAGCAGATCGTTTAAACGACAACCAATACGTAACCGACTCTGGTTTAAGCGGTAGAGGCTATGTTGCTGAAGTGGCTCGTGCCCTTCGTGGTAAAGAAATCATGGCAGAAGATGCCGCATTCAACAAAACACAAAAGAATGTCAAGAATCACGTAAACAGAGAAAAACAGATTAAGCCTGAGCAGATTAAGTGGGCAGAGCAACAACTCAAAAACGTACCTGAGCTAGAGCAGATCTTTGATATTTGGAAGAACGTCAATACTGGCTTGTTAAATCTATGGGAAGAAGTAGGTCTCTTAGATAAAAAACAAGCCGATGAGTACCGTTCTAAAAAGTACTACGTGTCTCTAGCGGCTTCTAATGCAGACCTAGAAGAGATGATGGAACGTCAGCTAGGCTATACCGCTTCTGGTCTGAAGTCCACTCCCAAGATTCATAAACTCAAAGGCTCCGCTGATTTAGAGCGCAACATTTGGGAAAACATCGATAAGCAATACGCATCTATGTTGGCGGGTGCTTACCAAAACCAAGTGCGTAAGATTGCAGTAGATCAATTAATTGGTGCTGGTGCGGCAAGCATTCCTTCAAGAATAAAAAACGGCAAAACGGTTGGCGCTCCCTTGACCGAAGGCATCAATTTACGCTACAAAGACCCAACCAATCCATTGGCAGATAACAAAGGTGTGGTTCATGTCATAGTGGATAACCCTGTAGACTTAGCCGCATTTGAGTCTTTCCATTATGAATTAAACCCTCTAATGAAGTTTTTTGGCGGGGCTACTAACGTCCTCCGTGCAACTGCTTTGGTCAACCCAATGTTCTGGATACGTCAGCTTATTCGTGACCCAATCCATGCGGCTTTGGTAGCTAATAGTGGTATTACAACTCCATTCCATTCCGCCAAAGAGTTTGTTAATGTTCTTGCAAATAACTCGCCAGAGGCTCGTATCTTGGCTGAACGTGGAGTTATTGGACAGTACGATAGCACCGTAGACTTACATTCTTATCTTGAGCAAACTGGCAAAGAACAACTTCCTAAAGGCAATTTAAACAAGCTATTCCATAAGTTAATGCAAATTCATGAAGCATCTGATGCCGCAACTCGTGTGGCTATCTTCAAGAAAGAAAAAGAAGCTGGCATGAAGAAGGGGATGACCGAAGAACAAGCCACTAACTTTGCGGTTATGAAAGCTCGTGAGTCTATTAACTTTATGATCCACGGTAATTCAAAAAGTTTAAATGCTCTCAGGCAGATGATTCCGTTCCTATCTGCGTCCATCACATCTTTGGATACCGTTTACCGTGCAGCTACAGGATACAACTTGCCACCAGCAGAAAAGGCTGCCGCACAGAAACTGTTTAAACAACGTGCTGCGTTAATGCTCGGCAGCAGCATTGCCTACGCTATGTTGATGCAAGACGATGACGAGTATAAGAAGTTGCCTGACTATGTCAAAGACAATAACTGGCTAATTAAGAACCCAACAGGCGAAGGTTTTATTAAAGTGGCGGTTCCTTATGAGGTTGGATTCCTGTTTAAGACCTTACCAGAGGTCGCTATTCGTGGTTTGGCTGGCAATTCCACGGGCAAAGAGATGATCAAGTCTTACTATGACGGCTTTATGCATAACTTACCTACTGGCGGTGTTCCTGTACCACAAGCAATTAAACCAGCGCTAGAGGCTATTACTAATTACTCATTCTTTACTGGTAACCCAATTGAAAGTATTGGCGAAGGCAGATTGCCTGTAGAGATGCGTGGTAGAAATGCAAGTGAAACTGCTAAGTTCCTTAGTGAGGCTGGCTTAGGAAAGATAGGGTTATCCCCAGCTAAAATTGATGCTCTAGTGCAAGGGTATATGGCAGAAGCTGGTACATTTGCATTCTCCTTGGCTGATCATCTTGTCACCACAGTTCAAGGCAAAGAGCCTACTTCTAAGAACTTGGCTAAACAACCATTCTTTAAATCATTCTTAACTGATCCAAACTCTAATAAAGCCGTTGCCGATTTCTACCAAATAGAGCAGACTGCTAACCAAGTAGCCCAAGAGTTTAGCCGTATGACTCAAACTGGCTTGGGTACAGAAGCAGTAGCGTTTATGCAAGATGAAGACAAGCGCAAACTCATGGCATCTGCTCCCGCTTTACGCAGAGTGGCTACCTCTATGACCGCTATTCGCAAGGCAATTGAAACCACTAATAACAATCAATCTATACCACCTGATGAGCGTAGAGAAATGGTTAATAAACTAACCGCTCAATATAATCGGGTAGCAGAACAGGGTGTGAAATTAGCAAATACCCTAGGTATACGATAAATAATTACCAATTGTCATAAAAAGTGTATATGATTGGCGTAATTTATTGTTGTAATTCAATAATTTACGGAGGCTTTTTATGGCAAGTTATTTCTTAACTGACGATCAATTTATAGAATCGTGGTTAAAAATAGGTAGTCCGCAAAAATTTGCAGAAAAACACGGAATGGATGTACGTTCTGTATATAACAGACGGCGATCTATTGAATCTAGATTAAAAATCCAATTACCCACATCAGACGATAATAGATATTCTCCAATTAAAAAACTAGAGCAAGTTATTGGCAACGCAAGGCGGGGCATGGAGATGGAAAAGGGTAGAGTGGTGGTATTCTCAGATGCTCATTTCTGGCCCGATGACTACACAACCGCTTACAAAGCTCTTTTGCAAATCATCAAAGAGTTTAAACCGAAGGTCGTTATAGCCAACGGCGATGTTTTTGATGGAAGCCAAAATAGCAGACATCCTAGGATCGGGTGGACTCATAGCCCCTCAGTCCGAGAAGAGTTAGAAGCCTGTCAGGAGTTCATGGGAGGCATTGAAAGGGTCTCTAAAGGCGCTGAATTGGTGTGGACGATGGGTAACCATGACGCACGATTTGAGACGTTCCTAGCCGCTCAAGTTCCTCAATATGAAGGAGTATCAGGGTTTACCCTTAAAGACCATTTCCCGCTTTGGAAACCATGCTGGTCGTATTGGATTAATGAAGACACCTGTATTAAGCATCGCTGGAAAGGCGGTTGGTCTGCTGGCAGGTCTAACAGTTTAAACAGCGGGGTAAATATAGTTACTGGGCATACGCACCAGCTCACCATCCATCCGCTGACTGACTATAATGGAACGAGATATGGGATTCAGACAGGAACATTGGCTGACCCAAATGCAGAACAATTTGTCCATTACACAGAAGATGGTGCAAAAGACTGGCGGTCAGGCTTTGCCTTGTTGTCGTTTGAACGAGGTCGGTTAATATTGCCAGAATTGATCCAAGTTTGTGGAGAAGACGAATACGAATTTCGTGGTGCTATTCACAAGGTTTAAACATGAAGCTTACACCTTCTATCCTTCGCAATCTGTATTCAGCGATCTACTGCATGAAGCCGTTTGATCGTTGGGATATGCCTTTGCCTGAGCAAATTAGTTTTATAGTTGACAAAGACCCAGAGGTCATGGGCACTTATTTATATGACGATGGGGAGCAGTTTGAACACGTCATCACTATTTCATCCGAAAGATGTGGTCATTTGGCAACTGTTATCAGGGTGCTATGCCATGAATGCGTTCATATGAGTCGTTGGAAAACCCCTAAATGGTCACACCACGATGCGGAGTTCCGTAGGCGCACCAAGGTCATATCAGACGAATTGGGCTTTGATCCCTTAGAGTTGTGAGCCGTATTGTTACCCATATGTATAAAAAAACGCAAAAAGTGTACATATGAATATCTATATGTACAAATTTAGCCGTTTTGTGTACATATAAATGTGTAGTTAATTACACATTTTGTACACTTTGAGAAACAAAAAAGGGGCTTTTGCCCCTTTCTTTACTTCTTCTTGCTATACAAGTCTTTCCAAGAATCCATTATGCAGTTGTACCAAAATTCATACGCTTGCTTGGTTTGGTTGGTTAAAGTCTCAAACTTTTCTACTGCTTCTTTGTATTGCTTTTCAAAATCAAACATGGTTATCTCCATAAAGTTATGTTGCAATGCACCATTTTACATTACTTAGCCATAATGTAAAGCCCCACATTACCAAGGGCATACCCCCCATAACAGATAGCCATGCCCATATTCCCTTTAAAGCCTTGCTCAAAGGCTATATACAGGTAAATTAACCCTGTTAGAATAATGAGCCAGCTACTCATTTCCTACACTTTTTTTGCACGTTTATGGGGTCACTTTTGGTGACCTCGGAGCAAGCATAAACAGACTCTTTCATAGCCATTTCCGTACCAACGTACATTAAGTTAAAAAAAGCAATTAGAAATAGGGTAAACCCTACTATGGCAAAGAACCGCATTTATTTTGCCTTTTTCGCCAAAGGCTTCTTTTTGGTTGTTGGCTTTCTTCCTTTAACAGTTTTAATAGATGCAAGACTAGCTCTTTCCTTAACTTGGTCGGAAGTGGCATATTCATTAAGTCCTTCTTTAAGCATAGCGATAAGCCCCCATTGGACAAGCACTTCGAGTCCGAGTTTGTCGAACCTAACAATAGCGTCAGCCGAACCATCTTTATTCTCCTTTGTAACTTTCACAGTTATATCCACATCATTCTCCAAAATTTAATATTGGTTTATCTAAAGCTTCTAAAGCCCATGTCAAATACTGCCTAACCTCTTCAACATTTTCCCCTCCCATTGTGGCTCTTGTATGCCCCAACGGTTTCCCAAGGTTGTCGTAAAACACCTCCCTGATCTCAATATAAAGATTATCTTGGCATTCTTCTTCTACCATCTCAACTAGTCGTAGATTCCACGTCATTTTTGTATACCTTTCCATAAACTTTGGCAATTAACCTCAAAATATATTCTATGTCGTTTAAACTTAGTTGTCCAAGCAACTGGATAATTTTTACTACTGCCACATCGTTGTCTAGTGGTTGCGGTTTTACTATTGTTTCAATCATTTATTTGACTCCATTTGGCTTTTAGCTTTTGCCCATATTTTTTTAAGGCATCTTTTGTGAATTGTTACATCAGACTTTGAATGTAACTTTACTAAGTCTGTGTAAAATTTTTGATTACAAAATGTACATCTCATTTTCTTTCCTCATACACTTGGTGGCGGGAACTTGGCTGATACCATTTCCAAGAGTTCCTCTTCTGTCGTTTTAAAGGTGCGCTCAAATTGCTTTCTACCCATTCCGTGAATACTGGAATTTCCTCGATGATGTTCGGTGCAGAGCGGGATAACAGGAGACTGGCTTCGTATGCCACCTCTTCTAATGTGATGGATCTCCGCTGGAGTCCCTTCGTAGCCAAGCTTGTAACATAACGCACAACCGAATTCTGCGAGTTTTCTAAAGTGTTCTTTTTCATCTTTGGTCGCCATGTTTAAACGTTACTTAATGCGTTTAGCTATCTCACGCTGGACGTACCAAACCGCCTTGCGTAAGTCTTCTACCGCATTGTTTTTCTCGTCTGCCCGCCATATGTATTTCATAGCGTTGCCAAGATTGAACCCCATATGTTCGGTAATCTGAATGCACTCTACCCCCGATGGGTGGGTGGTGTAGTGCTTAGGGTGGTTAACGGGGTCATGCTTATGAGTAACGGTATCATCACCGTGGTACATCCAACCGCCAAAAGGTATAGGCTCTTTTTCCATTCAATCCTCGCAATAAATAATAAATAATACATAAAGAAAAAAACATGACACAAAAAACCCTATCAGGGCAAAAAGAGTTACTAGTATCGTAATCATTTATTCACCACCGCAATAACAATTAACGCAAAAACAAGCGCCATTTTGTATGCAACACCATACCAGTATTGACGTTTAAGCATAGCGGGATCGCCTATAAGATAAGATTGCAGTCTTAGCATATCGCTATCTTCTTCCACGTACTTTGGCTTTTGGTAATACTTTCCTATTTGAATTCCAGTAGAAGTCATGTAGGGTGTAGTACTAGGACTAGACTTTAGCAAGTCTTTCTTAGAAACTTTATTTGAAACGCTTCGGAACACATCCCGTAAAGTCTCTGCGTTTAAACGATCTTCTGTTGTAAATGTCGTCATTTGCAAACCTCCAATGTTATGCCACGTTGAAAAAGTTTTTCTTTTGGTACTAGGAATGCTTTCTTTGGAGAACTGTCACCATTCCCCACAAACTCTACGTATTGCAACTTCAATTGAAATATAAGATTAATAATGCTCATAGGCTTCATCAGCATAAACACATGGTCATCGTGGAATAACCAAAAGTCAGCAGTCGTTGTAATCAAAGCCGATGCTTTGCCGTTCATCTCAATTTCAATCACAATGTTGCCTGTTTCGTTACTCATTGGGTCGTACTTAACCTCAACCGATTTATGCGTCTCAGGTATCCATATGTCATAACCTTTAAACGCATTAATCAAACTAGCGCAAGGATACTTTTTGCGTATAACCTCCAAGGCTTTATTTTCAATCTCCTTGCCACGTTCAAGGTCTTCATAAAAGGTATTCATTTTTAATCCTTTAAATATCTTCTATGCCAAAGAAACTCATTTCTTTCTGTTGCGCCCGCAACAACTAACTGTTGCTCTTGGTATTTTTTGCTAGTAAGCCCAACGTATATACCTCTTTCGGTATAGCTTGGAACATACAGTAGATCACGCAATACATAACATTTGTGATGTTTTTTTTCATACTTATCTTCATATAAGTTCATAATTTCTCCTCTGGTTCAGTCAAAGCTTCAAAACAATGTTTTTCATAAAGCATTTTGTCTATCTCAGCGCTATAGGCATCACGCTCCATCCGCAACTTATCCATTGTGGGCTTATGATTATTCGTTGCAACTCTCCATGCGGATTGCCAAGATAACCATAGCCATTGAACCATGTGGTCTGTAACCTCATCATTTTTTTCGTCAAGCAATTTTTTCTTTTTTGCCCATACCAAGAATTCTTCTTTCATAATATGTAGTACCCCACCATAAATGTAGTAGTAATAATTTTAAAAGTAGCTCCCATTAAAAATAACCCAACAAAAAACGCAAGAATGATTGCAAACCACAATACTACTGTGCAAATAAAATCCCAAATGCTTTCTAAAAGTAATTTCATATCAGCTCCAATGATGGTTGTTTAAGTCTTTCTTTTTGTAATGCTTCATATTCAGGGTTCAGCTCGCTGCCAAGGTACAGCCTGTTTAAACGTTGTGCTACGGCAGCCGTAGTTCCTGAACCCATAAACGGATCTAGCACAATGTCTCCTACTTTGGTACTTGCAAGAACGCAAGGCTCAATTAATTCGGGCGGGTATACGGCAAAGTGAGCACCCTTAAAAGGCTTGGTAGTAACAGTCCATACAGACCGCTTGTTAGCCATTTCATAAGACTTCTCTAGTCCCGAATGAGGGCTAAGACCTGATCCCTCATTGTGGTACTTGCCATCGCTTCTATCTCTCGTACCCCAATCCTCCTTAACAGGCTCTTTAATAGCCTCGTTGTCAAAGTAATACTTAGAATTCTTGGTAAGCAGAAAGATGTACTCATGGCTCTTGGTGCAACGATCTCGCACAGACTCAGGCATAGGGTTAGGCTTACTCCAAATGATGTCCTGACGGAGATACCAACCATCCGCTTGCAGAGCAAAGGCAACCCGCCAAGGGATTCCTATGAGGTCTTTCTCTTTGAGTCCCGCCTGTTTATTTCCACGTCTAGCACATATTTGTGGCAAATCTTGTAAATTATTAGAAACACTTTGCTTGACTAATGCCTGACCTTTACCCGCCCTATAGTTGTAATAGCTATCCCCAAGGTTTAACCAAACTGTTCCGCTGTCCGCTAGAATGTTTTTAACCTGTTTAAACACATCGACTATAGCCGCCACGTATTCATCGACTGTTTGCTCAAGACCAATCTGACCATCAACTCCATAGTCTCGTAGTCCAAAGTAAGGAGGAGAGGTGACACAAGTCTGCACCGTAATGCCTTGCTTGTGCCATTCCTCCATAATGGTACGGCAGTCTCCGAACTCTATGCGGTTCATCTTTGATAGCCTACTCTATTGCCGTTGGTGTCGTAGATGTTGCGAGTGCCCTGACTATTCTGTACTTCATAACCAATGCGGTTGCCTTGATTGTTGTAGATGCCATTCTTTGAGTCTAGGTTGTAAGGACTGTTCTGCCAGTTATATTGACTGTTCTTATAGTTATACGGACTATTGTCGTAGTTATAAGGGCTGTTTTTATAATTAAGCGGATTGTTCTCCCAATTAGTCTGAGCGCAAGCATCATTAGGCAATAACAAATAAAGGGCTAAAGATGCTAAAACACCAACTAGTACACCAAACCAGTAGCCAAAGTTAAATGGCTTTTCCCAATCTTTCATTTGGTAGTCCTTTTCTTTTTAATTGCAACAATCCCTTGAGGCTCTTCCTTGACCCTCCGTGCCTCTAGCATTTCATCTGCCATCTTGTATGCAGTTTTTGCCACAGAATAATCCATAAGCCCGCTAGATAACATTCCATTCATAGCAAACATAGCAAAGCAATCCCGCAAGTCTTGATCATTCATCTTTATGCTCTCTTAAGAACTTCTCAATGTCATCGCTAACAACTTTCCCAAACGTCTTGCCTGATGGAAACATCATGGTTGCGCCCTCACAAGCATTTGCAATACGGATAGCCTCGTTTAAACCTTGATTAAATCCTTTGTTAAACGGGTTGTCTCCTCCAACCATACGCATTTGGAATGCCTCCCTTGCAAATTGACCTACGCTAATATCCGATTTTTCTGCAAACTTTGTAATGCGTTCTTTTTCGGATTGCTCAAGGTAAATCCTTACGGAATTGCGATCCTTAAAAAGGCTCTTCTTCGATCCATTGCTCATAATCATTTACCATTTCGTCAAATTTTTGTTGGGCATCTCTATTGCCATTCAGTTCTGTTCGTGAATTGATACCGCAGATTCTGTGTAAAGCCTCTACCGCATCGTCTTCGCTATCAACTGTTAACTCGTTTTCTTTTTTGAGCCACAACTGGAACTGTCTAGAGCGACATAAGATGCCCGCTTT